CTGCCAAAACGGAAGTCAACCATTCGCGCAACTTCGGCAAGCTGTTCTGCCGCAAGCTTCGCATCAATCATTTCTTTAGCCACAGACTGCACGCCAAACTGATCGGCTATCCCAACACCGGATTTACGGTTGCTGGCTTCCTGCACCTGTTTTTGGCCGGTAAACAGGGCATCTATCTGACCGGCGATCTCGCCAATATCTTTAGCGGTGTTTATGTTTTGCTTGATAAAATCAACGCTGGCTTTGACTAAACTGATGCCAGCAAGTGCCGCTGTGACTGGTTCCAAGACAATTGACCTTCCGCAAGTCGCTGACACCGCCACTTCATCGGCATCAAATTAACAAGCTCCCCAACGTCCTTTGCCATAGTCATTGCGCGAGACCGGCAAGCTTCCCGCGTTTCACTGTAGATAATCGAATGAAATTCTATGCAATCAGTCGGTGCGCCAATAACGCAAGCCAGAACGATTGCCTTAAACATCGTCTTTTCGACCAGTTAAAAACTTAACTGTGTCGGTTTCCCAGATACGGATCAGCACCCAGACGCCCGTTGCAATAGCCACAATGTCCGGTGCCATACCGATCCACGCAGCAAATGTGCCTGTCCCAGCGGCAACATCAATTATGACCTTGTTTTCTTCGTTCATTATTCGCCGCCTTCAACCACCGGAGCCATCTCAGCCGCTTGTGCCGCCAGATGCGCCGCATAAGCATCCTTCACAGCCTGTGTATGTACCGCCGCACAGATGGCTTGCACCTCTGCGCTTTCGCCAGTGATGTCAGCGTCAGGTGATACAACGTGCCGTGAGAACGCACGGCTAATCTCAACGTCATCACGCTTGATGACTGTTGCGGTGCGAACTTGAACGTGCTTGTAATCACCCACGATTTCGATTTTGTCTTGGATTGTTTCTTCTGTTAGTGTTGCCATTTTTATCTCCTTTGGCTGGGCTGTCAGACCCCTATGGTGTGGGGTTATGCTGTTTCGTAAGTTAATGTGACAATGAATTGCGCCGAAGCACTGGTTAAGTGTGCGTGTTGTATTTGACTGTAATTTGCGTTATTTGCAGTTTTGAAAAGTAGCAGAGTGCTGCTAGATGGCCCAACGTATGCTAAATATGCGTCACCACTAATCGTATTAGCAAACTTTCCTAAAATACCTTGAACAGCCTGATTATTTGAAGATGACGCATAAGGTAAACCAGTAAAACTAACTGCTGAAGCAGTGCTTAAATCGCTAAAATCTTCGACATAAAACCTTACTGTTACTTGATTACCAATTTTTGTATATCTATTACCCAAAACACTAGCTGTCCCTATTGATGATGATAAACTAAGTGCGCCTTCCTCATAATCATCTAGCGCATTTGCTGCTGCGGTGTCGCCGTTAAACTTCAACCCATCAGCGTCAAGTCTGGCGTACTCTTTGTCAAAGCCTTCAAAGGCCAGATAGCCGTTTGCATTACCAGCGGTCACAAAACTCTGTATCTTTGTGCCGTTTGAAGTGTTGCCGTTTGCAATATTTAGCAAACCATTGGATGTAAGAATAGAAAGTTTTTGAGAAGGGCTAGTACCAATGCCCACGTTGCCGGTTGCCAAATCGGTCGTGATTGTGCTGATCCACGCAGTATTGCCGCTATTTCTGACCTTCCAAGTGCCTGTTGTGGTATCAAACCAAAGCTGATAGGCGTATGGCGTTGTCGGGGCAGATGAACCCGCACTCATCGTTGCAGCCGCAACTAACGCATCATTCAGATCAGCCCGAAAGCTGGGAAAAGTCTGGTTGGCAATGTTAAAATCGTGTTGTGACATTTAGAACCCCGTTGCAACGTAATCAAACAAACGATCAACCGCTGCGTTGCTGCTATTGTAAAACGTGATCGTGAACCCAGATGCCGACTTGCTAGTTATAGCATAATAATCGCCAGATTGCATATCCCCGACCGAAATTGACACTGCGTTCAGTGCCTTGAATGGCGTGGTGAAGGTCACAACCTTTGATCCTGCGCCGCTTTGAATATCGTTATCGCTTTGCGTTCTGGTCGGCAAACGCATCTCTGCGGTCAATTCCTCGATAGCCGGTGTTTCTGCGCTGTCAGTGCTTGTTAGAACCGCCCTAAAGCGCAACGCCCTTGCTGTATAGGTGCCGACCACAAACTGCCGGTAAGCTGTCCACGTTGGCGATCCAGTCGGGTCATCTTGCGTGGTGCTAACGAACAGATCAACGTCAGTCGCGCCGCTTGCCGGTGTGCCGGTGTGCATAGATAATTGTGACACTTTCAAGATTGCACTGGCTTGTGCCGTAAATACCGCGCCAAGGTTAATGATGTTCGCAAAATCATATGTGCCGCTGCTTGCAACAAAACCAGAACCAGAACCACCACCAAACAAACCGGTCGCATCGTCAAAATTACCGGCAACGCTATCAAACAGGTTAGTCGTATCAAGCCGCAGAATATCATCGATCACAACGCAATCTGTCTTTGTGCCAAGAAAATCAGAATGTTCTGATACGGTATCGCTTAGATTTAAGTCGTCAATTTGATCGACCAGTGCAACGCTGCTTGCTGCATTTGCGCTTTGAAAACCAAACTTATTGACTGCTTTAACAAAATATGTGCCGGTTTTAGCTGGCGCAATTACAGTATTTGTTGGCCTTGGCACTTTTTTAACAATAGTTTGTGCGTTGTTGTATGTCGCGCCAATGGTCAATGGCGAATGCCGAATAACGTAGTGCGATAAATCTGCATCAGTGCTAGCTGTCCAGCTTAAATCAGCACTTGCGCCAACAATATTGACACTGAAATTAGTTACATCGCTTGCCGCCGCTGATTGCCCGACAATGGTGTGATTTAGCGTGGCAAATGCAGATTTAACGCCAAGACTGCTAATTGATCTTGCGCGGATGTTATAAAGGCCACCAGCTTGTACATTGACAAGCGTGAAACGATTGCCGCTGCCTATGCCCAGAGATTTATAAACTGTTTCTGTTGATAGCTTTGCTTGCACTTCAAACTGATCGGCATAAACGCTTGTGCTTTCCACATTAGCAACCAAAACAGATATTGCTTGCTGGTTAAATAAATCTAATTCATCAAAAGCTGTTAAAGTTGGAGCCGGTACGGAAAACGGATTAGGCAAGTTTGTGTTGTCAAGTTCAAAAAATTTCTCAAAACCAGTAAGCCAAGTATAAACAGCCGAATTTGTCTCACGCAAAAACAAGCTGACATTCATCACTGGCATACCATTGTCATCATCGCTAACTGAAAACGACCATTCTGCAACTTCAAAAACCTTCCCAACAAATCCAAGGCGGCTGTTTGAAATCTGCACGCTGTCACCAACAGAAACATCAAATGCCTTCATTGTGAATGTTGCTGACATTGTAATTTGCTGCCGATTGCGATAAAGCGCAATTCTTGCCAGCCTTTGCGCCATTGTGTGACTTGTCGTGTAAGGTAAATCGTAATCAAGGAATTTACGCAACCCGCCATCATCTGTTTCAAATGATGAAACAGTCAGTGCCGGATAATCTGTTGGCACATAATTTGTCGTGGGTGGCGAAAAGACGCCTTTGACAGCGTTATAATTATCACGCTTGCTGCGCTTTGTTGAAATTGTTATCGGGCTAGTTACATCATCTTCATAAAATACGATCGTTGACAACCTATATTCCGCAATTTTCAATGTAAATTTGCCATTAACATATGACACTGTGCCACCGCAGCTTGTAACCATTTCTTCCAAAATGCGTTTTGGCGCGTTGCTAGTTGCCAAGGTGCCGTGTATTTCATAACGGTTTTCTGTGCCGCCAGCGGCAAGCGGTATACTAGCTTCGCAACCATTTGCCGCAGCGATAAAATCTGTATCGTTTATCTCTGCCGCATCGCAACCTAATCCATAGGATGTATCTGTTAAATAATCGCGGATTGCTAATGCTGGGTTTGATGAATAAACAGTGGTTGTTGTGCGTGGATCATATAGTTTTTTGCCGCGTATCTTTGCGCTGAAATTCGGGATGCCGGTAGGGAACACATCATTGTCAAAGCGCAGTCGCACATACATATATGCAATGCCTTGCAGTCGGTGATTGCTAGTCCAGACCGCACTTTCAGAAACAAGGTCAGCATCTGCTGTTTGCGTAGTGCTGCCGGTGTGCAATTTAACGCGCACCTTGCCATCAAATCTTGAAGGGCTTGTTACGTTTCCGCTGCCATCAAGCGTCAAAGCCTCATCATTTAAATATATTGTCTGGAAACTGTCGATTTCGTGTGAAGCCAGCAAAATAACAAGATGCAAATATTCATCGCTATTAGTGCTTTCTATGTGCGCTAACACGCCAGATAATCTTGTTTCACCATAAACAAAACGGCGCGACACAATTGGCTGTTTGACCATTTGCGTGCGGTTTAATGCTTCCGATGAAAAATCAGAATATTGTGCCGGAGCTTGCGGGGCGGGTGCTAACGCATTGGCTGCACCAGACGCTGCGATTGTGGCTGCGGCCATCGCATAGTTGCCAGTTAAGGCATAAACACCCGCTGTTATTACAGTGATCGGGTCTTTAATTGCCTTTTTAACACCGCGAACGAAACTTGAAAACCAGCTCATTACTTTTTACCCCAAACGACTTGTTTGTCTTGTAAATCGGTTATGAACTCCAATCCTTTGTCATTTGGGTAATCAATTTTTTGATCTTCACTGGTGTATCTTCTGACCCGCGCCATTTCCAAGTCAACCAAACGGCTTTCGCAATCAATAACAACGGTCGCTGTCTCGCCGCTTTCTTGAATGCTCATTTGATCCATCTGCCCTTTGAAAACAACATATGGGTCATTGTTTATTGCGCCATTTGCATCTAACGTGCCAAAATAAAGCGTCATTGGTCTGCCTTGATAATTTTCTGTCAACGCAGCCGCGACTATCGATGATGGCAATCCAGACAAACCAACGCTGACATTTGTTGCGCGGATTTCGCTGGTTTCATCAATGTCACTGATTGACAGCATATTACCGCCGCCATCATAATCTTCGCCACCAAAAGTTAGCGTATCAAGGCCAGTCCATAGGCGCAGATCACCGCCATCAAAAGCAAAATGCACAGCAAAAAACGGCTTTAATGATGCCGCTGATAAACTGTTATTGAAATCTGTGCCTAATGATCTGGTCATAGCTTTTCAATCGCGCCAAATGTAATTTGATAAAAACCGGCATTATTGATCTGCCAGTCGGTTACCGGTGTTGATAAATGGAAAAGACCTTTGGCACTGCTAACAACAACGCTTGCGCCATCAGCCGGTGATGATCTTAAATCCGGCCAAATAGTCAACGTGGCTTGGCCGCTGGCGTTGCTATTAACATCATCTAGCACTTTATAAAGCCGCGCCGCAGCACCGCTGCCAAGCTGGACATAGTCACCGGCCTTTAAATAGCCCGTTGCAGACGCAGGAAGGCCATCAATGTTTAAATTGTTACCAGTCTGGCTTGCGCCATTAACAACCGGTGTGCCAGCCGCAGACGCCGCTGATCCGCGTGGCGTTGCGCCATTAGGATCACCCAGCAAGAATGATCCAACAGAACCGTAAAGCTTCATAAAAAACGCAATCCAAACTTCGGCATCATCTCGCTTCATTGGCGGTAATGAAATATCAGCTTCCCATCGCGCACCTTGAAATTGATATGTTTGCGTTGCCATTGTGAATGGCGATGACGTTTGACCAATAACATTACGCGCAATCAAGTTGACGCTAGAAACGCCTGTGTGCGTTGGAAATGTAAGCGGATAACTGATTGTCATAATTAACCCCCAAACGCACTAGCAAAAGAACCACCGCGCCGCTTGGCATCAAGAATTGCAGACTGCGATGCCGCTTGTATTTGCGGCAACATATTCATCACTTCGGTGCGTACTGTTTGAGAAACGCCAGCCGATAGGTTAATCGTTTGATTGACGATAACACTGCCGCCACCACCGCCATTAGGCACAATAGTACCAGAAACGCCATCCGGCACAAACAATTCTGCGCCGCGTTCCCCGACCACAGAAACCTTATTGCGTGGTGGCCTGCCGCCATTTGCAAAGAACCCGCCAAATGCGCGACCTATGCTTGCAAATATATTCCCGCCACTAGCCCCGCCCATACCGGCAGCGATTTGACCCGTGATGTTTTTCTGTATCGCTATTCTTGTAAGGTCGGCAACAATTGAACTTGCCATTGCCCGAAAAGCATCCTTTGCGCTAGATGTGCCTGTGGTAATCCCGACCAACGCATCTTCTAATGACTTGATCCCGCGCACCGCTGCACTTTCCATATTTTTTTGAACGTCTTTTGCACTATCAGCCAAATCCATCAATTGCTTGCGATAAGTCTTGCCGGTTTGGTTGCCTTGTTCCATATTCCCATTCAAAGAACCAACGGCATCAGATGTTCCTTTAACAGCTTGTCGCAGATCTTCAAACAAACTGACGTTTAATGTTTTATCTAGCCTGTCAAAACTGCGTGAAAACTTTGCAATACTATCAGCAAAATCCCTAGCAAACACCGATGACAAAACAGCCGCAGCATCAACCAATCCAAAAATAACGCGCTGTGATTGAACCGCAAAACGATAAATGGCTCTAGCTATGCTTTCAACCAGATTGATAACGCCAATAGCTAATTCTTTGGCAAACTTTTTGATCCCGCCAGCCGTTTCAATAGCTTTAACAAGTTTGTTTCGCATCAAATCAACGATGACGCGCAATGCTGGTGCTAACGCTGCAACCAATTGATCACGCACGCCGCCAAACATTGTTCCCAGCTTCATCATCGCGTCATTGGCTTCTTCAACGCCTTTGACCGCGCTTGATGACAGGATGAAGCCAAGCCCTTCAGCGTCTTGGAACATCTGTTGCAGGGCTGCGCTGCCGCCTTCTAGCGTGTTTACAAATGCCACGCCTTCACTGTCGAATAACTTAAACGCCAGACGCACCTTATCGCCGCTGCTTTGCACGTTATCAAACGCATCGGCCAGCGCAAGCATTTGCTTATCAAGTGGTTGTTTAGCTAGTTCTTTGGCATTTAGGCCAAGTTCTTTCAGCGCATCTTTAGCTTCGCCAGTGCCGTTTGCAGCCTCAGACAGCCGCCGCGTAAACCGCTGCACCGCCATATCGACTGTGCGCGTCTCAACGCCAGCCAAATTGGACGCATATCGCAGCTTTTGTAATGCTTGACTGGTGACGCCCAGCTTTTGCGCTGTCTTGCCCAGCGTGTCTATGCTTTGCAGTGATGACTTGACTAGCAAGCCAATACCAGCCGCACCAGCAACGGCAGTCAGACCGACCTTGAAGTTGAACAGTGCTTTGCGAACAAGCCCTAATGATTGGTTTAACTTGCGGAACGTGCCGCGAGTTAGGTCTTTCGCGGTGATGGTAAAATTAAGATTTTGATTTGCCATCTTCGATCACCTTGAAATATGCGAACCATTCGTTCAGTTCTGTCAGCGTCAATTCTTCAATTTCGGCTTGTGTCTTGTGAAGGCGATCCGCCAAGGCCAGCATATTCAGCCTCAACGGGTCGCCCTTTAGTTTTTTTCCGCATCCCCAACGCTTTCAACATCGCCAAACATCTGCCCAGCAATATCAGCAATCAAGGCTACGCTATCACCCATAAGAAACATCTTATCTTCAAGGGTGAATAACCGCTTGCCATCAGCATCTTCAGCTTTGGTAATAATCAGATCAACCATTCCGCTGATCGTCATATTGTTTAGAAAGTCTTTGTGCTTTCTTTGCAGCTTGTCGATGTCTCCGGCGGTAATTGAGCCAGAATAAATAACCAAAGGTTGCCCATCTTCGCCCCACTCATCAACTTTAATGACCTTTCGGTCGCGGTTACGCCTTGCGGCGATCTGTTCTCCCAAACCCATAGTTTACCCCTTAAACGACTGTTTCAGTTAGGCCACCAGTGCCTTGCAGCGAATAGGTGGCGGTGTTGATGCCATCAGATGTTACACCGATTGACCGGCTTGTGACAATCGCTGAACCGGTCAGCTTGTGATCGCCGGTTGTGTTGCCTTCCATCTGCAAATTGAGAACAACAGTGTCGCCAGCGGCAACATTGTTTTGCGCTGTGTCTGTGTCGTCAAAATATGTCTCAACGGTTGCTGTAAAATCTTTGAAGCTGGCTTTGTATGTGTGCGCGGCATCGCCCATAACAGAGTCTTGAATTGTTTCGGCGGTTTCATCCACGCTGAATGAAATCACTTCAGCCATTACATCTGTGCCGATTAGAACGACACCATCGTTTCCTTTAAAAGTCGCCATCGTTATATCTCCTAAACGGCAGTTTCAACGTCATTTTCTTTAGTGCGATATTGCACCGTTAAAGTAAACCGACCAACGGCAACCGGCTGTTCGCCATCGCCCGAATAATCAGCCTCAAACGCAACAATCTGTGCATCTTTTGCCAGATTATTCAGCGTCACATCAGCGGCAATGGCTTCTTCAACCTCAACCGCAATTCCATCCAGCGCATTATCATAATTCGCTGTGCCAATTACATATGCCTCAACAGCAACTTCCAAAACCCGATTTACCGAACGCGCCAACGTGATTGTATCAAATTCGGTGGCTTCGCTCTTGGTAAAAATACACAATGCCGGAAGCTTTGTCTGTTCCAGCGGAAAAATACGGCTGCGAAATACGTTGCTGCCGGTGGTGGTCAATCCCGTTAGTGCGGTCACGATCTGGTTGCGTATTTGCTGCCGAACGTGCGCCATTATTGTTTCTCCAGAACCAACGTGGTCATACCAGTGCCGTCATCCTGCACGATCCGCATTGTGTAGGCCACCGCATTGATCGTGATACTGTCGCCTTCAGCGGCAGTTGATACGTCTGCGGTGCGGCAAACAAAGCGTGGCTGCTGCAAGGCAAAGCCAACGCCACCACCAGCGTCAACTTCGACAAAATCATTGTCAAAGATGCCATTGATCGTGCCACCGTTATAGGTTGCCGCAACCCCAAAATCATCAACGTCAATAAATATGGCGCGATCATTTGCGGTTTCGACAGCCATTAGTCGGCATCCACTTTAGCTACTTTAGCCACTTTTGCTGACCATAGCTTTGCATATCCGCGATCAATCAGCTTATTGGCCTCATCTTCGCGCACATCGTGGTCTTCACCGGCAAGCATAATCCCGACTGAACCCGCTTGGCAGTCTTTGATCGTTGTGATTTTAATCAATTTATTTGGCATTTTTCTTTGTGTTCCGCTTTACTAGGCTGGCCGCTGATTTCTTTGTTAGGCCGATAGCCCGATCAGTGATGCCCATCTTTTCTTCATAAACTTCAACCTTGCCAGTATTGACCAGATCAAGCCCTACGTTTTCAGCCACTTCAACAATATCGCCCACTTCGTGCGCTTTGCCACCAATTAAAATATTACGCTTACATTTAATTTTCATATTAGCCCCCTATAGGGTGAAGATGGGGCAACCGAAGCCGCCCCATCATTATATTTATGCGTCAATGTCGAGACACGCAGCGAATGACTGTGCGTGACGGACAGCAATGTCCAGTTCTTGCATAACGCGGATGCGAACTGCACCAGTTGAACCGGCTGTATATGGATCCACCAGCACATCTGGGGTTGAGAAAAAGCCCATCATTAGCTGGCTAAAGTCGCCATAGATCATTGCAGAAGCTGTTGACAGCGTACCTTTTGTCAAGTCAGAAGGCACGTTGTTAGTAATAGCTAGGTTGTAACCGTACAAGCTATTCCACGGCGCATCTAGCAACATTACGCTATCTGTTGAGGCAACCTTTGAAGTTGAAGCCATATGTGACTTCACTTTCGGGTTAGTCAAATAGGCAAGGGTATTGCCGTTGATCGCAGCGTTGTCAATTTCAACTTCTTTGACCAAATCGGTAATTGCTTGCCAAGTAAGATCGCCACCGTTAGTGCCGATTGCGACTGAACCAATACCGGCTGTACCTGTGATGCCAGTTGGCTCGTTTGAACCGCCACCTTCAATTGCAACATCTTCGATTTTTTGTGCAATTGCATTTAGCAGGTCGTCACGAACAATCTGTTCCACAGATGGATCAGACTGGATCATCAGCAAGCGGCTGATATCTGTAAACGCGCCAAGTGACTTTGGTGACATTGTGATCTGTGAGAACACAGCGTTCACTTCAGATGTTGCGCCATTCTCAGCAACGAAACCGGCTGAAACACCAGTTGCCAGCTTTGGAATAGCAACATCGCCACGCAGACCGGTCATAAAGCGTGCGCCAAGCTCGTTAAACACTAAGCGTGAACGCAGGGCATCAACAAACTGATCACCAAGATGATCTGTACCGACTAAATTGCCACCAGCAGATGCTGTGCCAACAGTCAGGTCACGACGACCGCCCCAGAAGCTGTCTGGCGCATAGAAGCCGCGTGCCTCACGACCAGAACGCTTTGCGATTTCTTCAGAAACCTCACGCTCAAGGCCATTAAGACCAGAACCATTTACCAAACCACGAACAGCTTTAATAAATGAATATTGACGCTGCTCTTTAGCTGACATATCAACCGCACCGGCTGACTGCTCTAATGGCTTGCCTTCGCCAATGGCGTCAAGCAATGTTGCGCGGAATTGTGCAACAGACTGACCTTCACCGATAGCTTTGTCAGCTAGGTCACGGCGGTTGTGTTTAACAGCAAGATTGATAATCTCGCTGGCATTCTTTTGAAAATCGCGCTTGGCTGCTTCTGCGGCTGCTTCGCGGATTTCATCGTGATTTACTTCAGACATAACTTTTTCCTTTGTCTTAATAGTAGGTTCAACAATTTCAGCACTTCGATTAACGCCCACACCGGCATCGGCGGGAACGCTTACAATCGAGGCTTCGTATGGCAACCAAGATGAAATGCCAACCGTCCCGTCAGCCCTCTTGTCTTCCATTGTGCGGATTTGATAACCGATGCTGACGTTGCTCCGTATCCCATCCTTGACATCTTGATACACCTCTTGAGCCAGTGCGCTTTTTCCAAACCGCACCACAGATCGCAACTTGCGATCTGATTGATCCAAATAGGTGCGTTCAATGACGCCAATTTGTTTTGTCAAATCGTGATCCAGCAATAGTGGCGCGTGGCCGCTGTTCAATCGTGACAAATCTGCCGCGCCATCATCGTGACGCAAAACCTCTAAACCGAAAGAACGCTCAACGGGTTCTTCAGATGAAATCGACATT